CATTGGAGAACCAGATTGCAAACTTATATCCCCATTTATTTTAAAAAGTGATAAAACTTTAGAACCATTTCTTTGTGGATATACAAAAGAAAAAACATTTATGATGAGTTCCGACAAGATTCTTACTCTTGTGGATCCCACCCCAACTCTACTTGAAAAATATCAGGATTTAACTAAAGAATGACGCAACGCTTTTATACCAATGTTCAATTGATTGGAAATCAAATTCTTGTTCGCGGAGTTGAAAATGGAAAACGATTTGAAAACAGGGATGAGTTTTATCCAACTCTCTTTGTAAAAACTAAAAAAGATTCGAAGTACCAAACCTTAAGTGGAGAATTTGTAGAACCAATAAAACCAGGAACTATTCGAGATTGTCGTGAGTTCTATAAAAAGTATGAAAGCGTAGATGGATTTGAGATTTATGGAAATGATAGGTACATCTGCCAATACATTTCTGAAAAGTATCCAGAGGATGAAATTAAGTTTGATATCAGCAAAATTAAACTTGTAACTCTGGATATTGAGGTTGCTTCTGAGGCAGGATTCCCTGATGTTGAATCTTGTTCTGAAGAAATTCTTGCAATTAGTATTCAGGATTATACTACTAAAGAGATTATTACTTGGGGAGTCAAACCTTTTAATAATAAACAAAGCAATGTGACCTATCACTATTGTCCTTCTGAATATGAACTTCTTAATCACTTTATTAACTATTGGATGTTCAATGTTCCTGATGTAATCACTGGGTGGAACATTCAGTTGTATGACGTTCCTTACATTTGCAAACGTCTAAATCGGGTTCTTGGCGAGAAACTAATGAAGCGTTTCTCTAACTGGGGACTCGTGACTGAAGGAGAAACCTTTATTCAAGGTAGAAAGCATACTACCTTTGATGTGGGTGGACTGACTCAACTTGATTATCTTGATCTCTATAAGAAGTTTACTTATAAAGCACAGGAATCATATCGCCTTGATTATATTGCCGAAGTTGAGTTGGGTCAGAAAAAGCTTGACCACTCTGAGTTTGATACTTTTAAAGATTTTTATACGCAAGGGTGGCAAAAGTTTATTGAGTATAACATTATTGACGTGGAACTTGTTGACCGTTTGGAAGACAAGATGAAACTCATTGAGTTGGCACTCACAATGGCATACGACGCCAAAGTGAATTATGCTGATGTATTTTATCAAGTTCGAATGTGGGATAATATTATCTACACATATTTGAAGAAAAGGAATATCGTTATTCCCCCAAAGAACAAAACCCAGAAAGACGAAAAGTATGCTGGTGCTTATGTAAAAGAACCTATTCCTGGAATGTATGATTGGGTAGTGAGTTTTGACTTGAACTCTCTATATCCTCACTTGATTATGATGTATAATATCTCACCAGAAACTCTTCTAGAGGAAAAGCATCCAACAGTCTCTGTAGATAAGATTTTGAATCAAAGTCTTAATTTTGAAATGTACAAGGACTATGCAGTGTGTGCTAACGGAGCAATGTTCCGCAAAGACGTTCGTGGTTTTCTTCCAGAATTGATGGAGAAGATTTATAATGAACGTGTAATCTTTAAAAAGAAGATGCTTGCTGCTGAGCAGGAATATGAAAAGACAAAAAACAAGGAGTTGATTAAAGAGATTGCTCGTTGCAATAACATTCAGATGGCACGTAAGATTCAATTGAACTCTGCTTATGGTGCAATTGGTAATCAGTATTTCCGTTATTATAAATTGGCAAACGCTGAAGCAATCACATTGTCTGGACAAGTTGCTATCCAATGGATTATGAATAAGGTCAATTCTTATCTAAACAAGATTTTGAAAAGTGGAGATACGGATTATGTTATTGCTTCAGATACTGATTCTCTTTATATTAATATGGGTCCTTTGGTTGAGAGTGTATTCAAAGGAAGAGAGAAAACTACTCAAGGCATTGTTTCGTTCCTTGATAAGGTCTGTCAGGTGGAATTTGAAAAGTATATTGAAAGTTCTTACCAAGAACTGGCTGACTATGTGAACGCTTATGAGCAGAAAATGTATATGAAGCGTGAGTGTGTTGCTGAACGTGGTATCTGGACTGCGAAAAAGCGATATATTCTTAGTGTTTGGGATAGTGAGGGTGTTCGATATGAAGAACCAAAACTAAAAATCAAAGGTATTGAGGCAATCAAGTCTTCTACACCTGCACCTTGTCGTAAGATGTTGAAAGAGTCTTTTAGTATTATGATGAGTGGTACTGAGGATGACATCATTAACTTTATTGATGACTGTAGAGAAAAGTTCAAAAAACTCTCTCCTGAACAGATTGCGTTTCCGCGATCTGCTTCTGATGTTCAAAAGTATTCTTCTTCATCTGACATTTACATCAAAGGAACTCCGATTCACGTTCGTGGGGCACTTTTGTTTAACTACTACATTAAGCAAAACAAGTTAACTAACAAATATTCTCTTATTCAAAATGGAGAAAAAATTAAGTTTGTTTATCTCAAAAAACCAAATATCATTCATGAAAATGTGATTACGTTCATTCAAGATTTTCCAAAGGAACTCAATCTTGACAAATACATAGACTATGAACTACAATTTGAGAAAGCATTTCTAGAACCACTCAAGATTATTCTTGATTCTATTGGGTGGAATGTTAAAAAAACTGCGAGTTTAGAGTCATTCTTCTCCTGATGGAAATACCCATAACAGAAAAGGAATTAAAAAAAATCATAGATATCCTTGAAAAATCAAGTGAAAGGGATCTCTATGCTAAATTATGGTCATTTAACTTTAATAGGAAAAAGTAAATTATGGACTTCTTAAAGGATATTGTAAAAGAGATTGGTGACGATTTCACTAAACTGGCATCAGATATTGATGAGACCGAAACTTATGTTGATACAGGTTCGTACATTTTTAATGCACTGGTTTCAGGTAGCATATTTGGCGGCGTATCTGGGAATAAGATTACTGCTATTGCTGGAGAGTCTAGTACTGGAAAAACTTTCTTCAGCCTCGCCGTGGTTAAAAATTTCCTTGATACCAATCCCGATGGTTATTGTCTCTACTTTGATACTGAAGCTGCTATTACAAAGTCACTTGTAGAATCTCGTGGAATTGATACTTCTCGTCTTGTTGTTGTTAATGTGGTTACAATTGAGGAGTTTCGTACAAAAGCACTCAAAGCGGTAGATCTATACTTAAAAAAACCTGTAGAAGAACGCAAACCCTGCATGTTTGTGCTAGACTCTTTGGGGATGCTTTCCACCGAGAAAGAAATCACTGATGCACTGAATGATAAACAAGTTCGTGATATGACTAAATCACAACTTGTAAAAGGTGCGTTTCGAATGCTCACACTTAAACTAGGTCAAGCAAATGTTCCGCTCATTGTCACAAATCATACATACGATGTCATTGGAGCTTACGTACCAACAAAAGAAATGGGCGGAGGTTCTGGACTCAAATACGCAGCCAGTACGATCATTTATCTCAGCAAAAAGAAAGAAAAGGATGGAACGGAAGTGGTCGGAAATATTATCAAGGCTAAGACTGCTAAATCGCGTTTGAGTAAAGAGAACAAAGATGTTGAAGTCCGTCTGTATTATGATGAGCGCGGTCTTGATCGTTACTATGGTCTTTTGGAACTTGGTGAGATTGGTGGACTCTGGAAGAATGTAGCAGGACGTTATGAGATTGATGGTAAGAAACTTTATGCCAAACAGATTCTAAAAGAACCTGAAGTATATTTCACTGAAGAAGTGATGCAACAATTAGACGAAATCGCACGCAAGGAATTTAGTTATGGAGAAAGTTGAGTTTCTAATCCTTAGAAACCTTTTACACAATGAAAAATACATTCGAAAAGTAATACCATTCATTAAATCTGAATATTTTGAAGATCAAAATCAAAAAATTGTATTTGAAGAAATACTATCTTTTGTTCAGGAGTATAATCAACCAGCAACAAAAGAAGTTCTCTGTATTGAGTTAGAAAAGAGAACAGATATTAATGAGCAGTCTTTTAAAGAAATTACTCAAATTATTTCTTGCCTTGAAGATGTTCCTGCAGAGTTTAATTGGTTAATTGATACTACAGAAAAGTGGTGCCGCGATCGTGCCATTTACTTGGCACTTATGGAGTCTATTCATATTGCTGATGGAAATGATGAAAAGAAGAATCGTGACAGCATTCCTTCTATTCTTTCTGACGCTCTTGCTGTAAGTTTTGATAATCACGTTGGACACGATTATCTGCAGGACTATGAACAAAGATACGAGTCTTATCACAAAAAGGAGGATAAAATTGAATTTGATCTCGAATACTTTAACAAAATCACGAAAGGTGGTCTCCCTAACAAAACTCTTAACATCGCTCTTGCTGGTACGGGCGTCGGGAAGTCTCTATTCATGTGCCATGTGGCTAGCTCCGTCTTGCTCCAAGGACGGAACGTTCTGTACATTACGTTGGAAATGGCAGAAGAACGCATTGCTGAAAGAATTGATGCAAACCTCCTGAATGTTCCTATTCAAGATATTGTAGATCTTCCTAAGCAAATGTTTGAAAATAAGGTCACGAATCTTGCTAAGAAAACTCAAGGTACTTTGATTATTAAAGAGTATCCAACTGCATCTGCACACTCTGGACATTTCAAGTCTCTATTGAATGAACTTGCATTGAAGAAGTCATTTCATCCAGATATTATCTTTATTGATTATCTGAACATCTGTTCTTCTTCAAGGTATAAAGGAAATAGTAATATTAACTCTTATACGTTTGTAAAAGCAATTGCAGAAGAACTTCGTGGTCTTGCTGTGGAGTTTAATGTTCCTATTGTGAGTGCCACCCAGACTACTCGTTCTGGTTATGGTTCTTCTGATGTGGAACTAACTGATACTTCTGAGTCTTTCGGTCTTCCTGCAACTGCTGACTTAATGTTTGCTCTTATTAGCACAGAAGAACTTGAAGGTCTTGGTCAAATTCTTGTAAAACAACTTAAGAATCGTTATAATGACCCTACCATTCATAAGCGTTTCGTGATTGGTATTGATAGGGCTAAAATGCGTCTTTATGACTGCGAACAATCTGCTCAACAAGACATCCTTGACAATGGAAAGGATGAAGAGTATGATTATGAAGAAAAGAAACCAAAGAAAACATTTGAAGGATTTAAATTCTAATGACTATTGACCTTAAAAAATACG